ACGGAAGTAATCTACCATTCCACCACCTACAGTTTTTACTTTACCCATTGGTAAGAAGTAAATTGATTTTTGAACTGTAGAGTTAGTGTATGCCATAACTTCATTGTTAGACAATACTTTAAATGCTTTCAAGTTGAAAGTAAAACCAGCATGTTTGAATTTCTCAACTTCTAAGTCTACTTCACGACCATCAACATTCAAACGACCAGAATACAAACCATTTTGTACAGCAGCACCTGTAGTAGCAGGAACAACACCAGAACTTGGTAAGTTTTTCAAGAAGTCAGAAATAGTTGCTACTGCAGCAGTAGAACCAGCCATCATATATTCAAATGGAGCACGGTTAGCAATTAACTGAGCTTCAATAGAAGTTAAGTCAGGTAAAGTGAATGCGCCAGAAGCAGCACCAGTAGCAGAACCATTGATACCATAAGACTCAATGTAGCTATCCATACCACGAGTAGTTTGGTAGTTATACATTGAAGCTGGGTCAGCAGGGTAGTTAGCAATATTAGAATAGTTAGAACCAGTTGCACCACCAAAAGTAGTAGCAGAAACTTCACCTAACCACATAGCTAATGAAATGTCACCACGGTGTTTTTGTAAACCTTGAATCATTTCATAAGGTAAAATGTAAGGTTTGCCATTAAACTCTAATTCTACTTTTGACATATTTTGTACGTCAGTAATAACTAATGTATTACGGAAAATTTGAGTTTGGTTACCTAATTTACCTACCAACCAACGACGTGCAGTTGGAGCGTTTGAACCCTCTACTTGAGAGTTAGAGAACGCAGAACCAGTACCAGCAGTTACAGTTAAAGAACTGTTAGTTACAGATGCAACAACTAAGTTAAAACCACCAGTAGTGTTTTTACTTGTTACACGAACTACAGCAGAACCAGTAGTTAAAGGAACACGAATTAAATCTCCAACAACCACGAATGCATAAGAATCTTGGTCAGTTACAAGTGTACCAGAAGTCGCAGCACTAAAACCAGTAGTAATAGTGATTGGCTTGTACAATTTATCATTGAAGAAAGAGTAGTATGTAGGTACAGAAGTAGCTTCTTTTTTACCTGCCATCCACATGAAATCTAACCACTCAGCGTCATCTTGTAAATCTACTAATTGTTTGTAGATATCACGTTGGTCTAAAAGTGAAGTAGATTGAATTAAAGAAGCGGTGTTATCACCACCTACTGTACCGCCTGGGCGGTTACCAGACACATAAGGTTTGTCTGTATTTGCAATAGAACCAGTAAACTGTTTACCGTTCCAAGCATTACCTGCATTATTAATTGCCATTTTTTATTTATTTAAAAAGTTTATAATTTAGTTTATATTATCCAAAGCGTCTACCATCAATAGATTTAATTACAAACCCAGAGCTTTTAGGCGGTGTGTTTGTGGTGTTTTCAACTCTTGCATTATGAAGCTCATCATACAATCTTTTCTCGCCTTGGCTTTTGCCTGCGTTATAGATTGCTCTTTCTACCGTAGTTGGGTCATTTGCATAAGCCCAAACTTTTTGCCATTTAGCTAAATCAAGTGCGCCATCTTGTTTTAGAAACTTAGCAAAGAAGTTATCTTGGTCTAAAGAATCCTTTAAAAAGTCATCTGGTTTTGCACTTACTTCATAATTAATTTTGTTATCGCCTTCCCCAAATTGTACAATTCTGTTCGTCTCGAAATTTTTGTACTCAGGAGTTGATTTCAAATAATCATGAAATACTTCCAATTGCTTTTGACTCTCTAACTGTTGAGCTTGCATTTGTTGTTTAAACAATTCAAATTCATCGTTTACTCTTGGCTTTACTTGATATTGTGCTTGTTCTTGCTTCAACCCATCTCGGATTTTTTGAGCTTCAAGCTTCATCAGTAATTGCCCAGCACGATTATCTGAATCTTCTAAATCAGTAATGCTGAACTCTTTTTCTAATTTCATTTTAAAAATCAAATCTTTCTCATCAGGTTGAAGAGTTGGATATTGATTTTCCACTTGCATGCGAATTAATTCAGCGTCAGATATTGCATCATAATCCGTATGCGTCGCAACCAAAAATTCTTCTAATGCATCATTTTTGTAAGCTTGATAAAGCTTTTGAAAATAAGCATCATCTTTAACTCCAAGCTTTTCAAATGGGTCAAATTCAACAGGTTGTTCCTGATTTAATTGAGCCAATTTTTCCTGAAGTGATACTTGTTCTTGATTTGTAACACTTTGAGAATCAGCTTGTTGGTTTTGCGTAGCTTGTTGAGCAACTTCTTGCTCTTGAGCCATATTCGCATATTGTTCATTTTGTTGGTAATCAAATTCTGTTTGATTTGCACGATACATTTCTTTGTCCGTGTTCATTGATTTGATTTGCCACCCTGTGAACTCTTCTTGCGGTTGTTGTTGAGTTTGAACTTGCTCTTGTTGAATTGGTTGTTCTACAGGCGCTTGTTGAACAGGTTGTTCTTGCATTTGCTGAACAGGTTGTTCTTGAGGCTGTTGAACTTGTTGTTCAACTTGAGTTTGTTCTACTGCTTGTTGTGTTTCTGACATAATTTAAAGTTGTTGTTGATAATATAATACGTTATTGTTGAGAACCCATTAATTGCATAATTAAATTATCTCTTTCTGCCTGTGGATTTACCTGTTGATTTTCTTCTTCTGGCATTTGCTCTTGAGGCATTTCCATTGATTCTTCTTGTAACTCTTGAGGCATTTGTTCTTGTTGCTGTGCCATTGCTTGCTCTTGCATCATTTGTTCTTCTGGGTTCATTTGTTCTTCTGGCATTTGTTGTTCCATACCTTCTTCTTGGTATTGTGACATAGGCTGAGTAAAATCTATTGCAGAAATATTTAATCCCAATTCTTTACCTCCAGCTGTTTCTGGTGCAACCCTTGATTCTAGGTTAGCTTTAATATCTATTTGAGGAACGCCATCTTGTTTGTCGTCTTTTATTAATTTAGCTTTATTATCTCTAACATTGCTATCTTGTCTTTCTACGGCTTGTACATAAGATGACTCTACTCTACCACTTGCAGCAATTCTTTCTCTTTCTAGTTCAAATTGACCACGTAATTCAATTAACTTGCTTTCCATCTCAGCTTTTACTTTTTCCAACTCTGACTTCATTTGGTATTCAACTTGAAGCGTTTGTTGTTTAGCTTGTTCAGCAGCCATAGCAGATTGTTGCTGAATTTGACCGTTTTGTTGCTGCATTTGTAAAGCTTCTTGCTGTTTCTTTTCCATGTTCTTACGAACTTTATAAGCAAGGAACATTTCAGCTTGTTTAATATTTTGAATATTATTTAAACGGATTACATCGCTAATATCTACTTGACCTTGTTGTAATGCTACTTTAATCAACTCATCTAATCTTGATTTTTCTTCTGCAGTAGGTTTATCTACAATATCAATACCAAATGTATATTTTGTAATGTCTGGAGATATTTTAAGCATTTCTACAGTTCCATTACCTAATGAGTCTGCGTACGCTTGCGTATCACCACTTTTAATAATATCTTGTACACGAATAATAATTGACTCTGATAAAGATTGAGCTAAGTATCTGTCAGAATAGTTAATATCACTTAATGCATTATTAGTGCCTGATGCTGCTAAATTAGCAACTGTAGTCAACAACTTAGGGTTAGGTGAAGAAGCATCTGTCAATTCATTTAAACCAAGTGTTTGACGTATCATGTCAAGGTTTTGGTTAATTAAATTCCAATATTCTGCAATAGCGCCACCTGTACCACCTTGTAATTCTTGTATAGCAGGAGGAACTTGTCTTCCGTCAAAAGATACTGAACGGCTAACCAATACACCTCTTTGTAAATACAAATCAATAATATCTGAAGGTTTCATTGCTTGACCACCACCAGACAAACTAACTTCTTCTAATGCCGCAAGGTTAATATTAAAACCCTTAGGTACTGATGTATTTAATTCGTGTTGTAATCTATAATATGCCAATTGAATTGCATCTGCGTATGGGATAATAGCTTCCATACGGCTAAATGTTTTCATGTCATAAAAATCAACTGCACTAATTGTATAGCTAGATTTAGCGCGCGCCATGTTAATAGGGTCGCGTTTAATATCATATTGTTTACCATAATCAAAACAAATATCTGTTCCTATAACCCATTTTACTCGGTAAACACCTTGTACTTGTTTTCTTTTGTATTTATCTTTTTTGTTATTGTAATCTTCATATCCAGCTTTACCAAAAACAACATTACCTCTTCTATCAACTCTTTCTTCTCTAACTAATTCATCAGTTGATATAATTTCTAAATCTAATACTTCTACTTTACCTCTATTCCAAAAATCAGAATAGCTACCATAGTAAGCATTACCTACTGGCATTGAAGGTCTAAATTGATTTGTAGAAGCAAGTTTGTATATCAACTTAATATCATCTTCAGTTAATTCACCGTCAGACATTTGAATAAGCTGAGCTACTGGAACTTCCATTATTTCCCCTACATATCTTAAGTCTCTAAAGTCAGGATAAGTACAATAGCTTAAAATTAATCTTCTTGGGTCAACTCTTCTAAATCCTACTAAATCTCCGTCTCTATAATCTTTAAATGCAGCAACACCATAGTCAAACAAATCTTGAAGTTCTTGTCTTCTTTGACCATTGTAATCATTTTGAGTAAATGTTAATTGAACTGCTTGTTCAGCTTCCATAGCTGTTTTATGACGCAATCCTATTTCGTATATTTGAATGCTATCTAAATCTTCTGGCTCTCCTTCTCCAGCGGCAATTTGTGGAGGCATTACAGCATT